GCTGCAGAACGTTCTGCAGCAGGATTAACCATCAAAGAGCTTTCGGAGAAGTCTGTTATATCTGGTGGTTTTTAGGTTTGGTTTGACAGAATGTTTGGAGATTGGGAAACGTTGGTATTTCAACGCTTTTGCCATCCTGCAAGTTGTGACTGGTTATGACTGTATGGAACGCAACGTGACGGTCTTTGTATGCGGTTTGTATGCGGAATGAAGAAAAAGCCCCTTCCATGGAGCGAATACCACGGAAGGGGCTATATGGCTATATCTGGACTCTTAGTCAGAGATCCGATCCTTGCTGAGCTTGCCGCCGAATGCCTGATTGACCAGCACGTACACGGCCTGCGAGACACCCACCACTGCGGCGAGCGCCACTCCCCATGTCGCGTGGGTGAAGCCTCCGGTAGCGCCGACGGCGATGACGCCGAGGACAATAGAGGTTCCGAGGCTTACCAGGCCGACGTAATCGGCTGGGATGTATTTCTTTACTGCCTGCACGATGGCAGGGCAGACGAGTGCGACGATCGCGGATGCGAGCGCCGTTGCGTTGGAGATGTCCATCTTGATCCTATCTATTGTAGATATGGCTTCCGCAACGTTTGTGTTGCGGAAGCGTTTTATCAGCGGAGCACTTGGCCGGGGTGGATGATGTAGGGGTAGCTGAGGCCGTTGCGTTGCGCGGCGGCCTGCCATCCAGTCGCCCCGTAGATGGCCCACAGGCTCTCGCCTGCGGTGACCACGTGGGACGTGCCGACGACGTGCGCGCCGACGCTGGAGGCCGTGGAGCCTCCGTAGCAGACTTGCTGCCCAGGCCAGATGCGGTTGATGTTGCCGCTTGGCACGCTCCATGCGCTGGCCGGCGTGCGGCCGGTACGGCTGGCGATCGCGCTCATGGTGTCGCCGGAGCTGACCACGACGCAGTAGGCTCCGCCGTTGTTCCCGGACACGCTGCCGGAGGATCCAGCGAGGCGGCGGTTGACGATGGCCATGACCTCGTCGTATCGGTTGCCGAGGAGTTGGCGGCGGTGCAATCCGTTGCCGTACAGGCCGCGGACGACCTGGGTGGCGATGGTCTCTGCATCGCCTACCGGAGCTCCGGTCTGCGCGGTGGCCGGTTTGGGCCTCTGTTGCGCAGGTGTCGGCTGTGCGGCAGTAGACTGACCCGCGTAAAGCGCCCAGGTTGCGGCGGTGCCGTAGAACCAGTTGACGTCGACCTTGCTGCCGATGCCGGGAACGTTGCCCGTACTGGAGTACTGCCATGCCATGGCGAACTCCCACGGGCTGACACTGTACGGGACGGCGCCTGGGTTGCGGAGCTTTTCGCCGGTGTAGCCGCGCGGATAGCCGGCGACCCAGAGGCCGTAGTCGCCGGCGGCGACCTGCGACCAGTCTGCGGTGGCGATGGTGGCGGCGCTCATGTAGATGACCGGTTTGACGCCCCATGTGTCACGGACGCGGTTGAGCCATCTGAGCGCCCACCACGTCTGTTTCGCCCAGTATCCGCCGGGCGCGCTCGGCTCCCAGTCGAGCACGGGGATCGCCTGGCCGACGAGGCCGTACTGTCTTGCGACATGGACGAAGTTGTCAGCGTCGGTTTCGGGCGAGTTGCCGGCCGGACGGGCGAAGTCGTAGGTGCCGAGTCGGATGCCGTTGGCGCGTGCGGTCTGGATCTGGCAGGAGGCGTATGGGTTGACGTAGGTGAGGCCTTCGGTCGTTTTGACGAATGCGAAGTCCACGCCGGCGGCCTTGGCCGTGGCGCCGTCCCAACAGCCTTGGTAGCTGGCCGTATCCACGCCGGTGTCCGCGACCGCGCATGGCGCGATGGCGAGGCAGGCGGCGATGAGGAGCGCGGCGATCGGCCGACGGTAGCGTCGACGCGGCTTGGCGTGCTTCGGGGTTCCCCTGTTGGCTATTGTCATTCCTTTCCTTTCCTTGTTGTTGTGGTCAGTAATCCCAGTCGTCGGATGCGAGACGGCGGCTGTAGTCGGCCTTGAGCTGCGTGATGCGCACATGGCCGGCGCCGTTGTATCCGGCGGCGAGGTATCGTTTGCCGACCTCGAGCTGGTGTTCGTGCTGGGTTCGGTCCTGGGTGGCGGCGAAGAGCTCCGATCTCATGGCCGACTGTTCGATGCTGTTGAGGCGTCGGTTGTCGTTGTCGAGCTTCGAGCAGACCTTGGCGAGCTGGACGTCGAGTTTGGCGATCTCGCCGGCGAGACGGTCGATGTCGGCCTTGGTGGCCCAGCCCGCGTCGATGCGTTTGGTGGCCCAGCCGACGATGCCTCCGCCGCACGCCGTGATGATGCTGACGATGATGGTGAGCCATGCCGGCGAGCTCATGTCACTCCCCCGTGCTCGCGTCGTGCTCGTCCGGTTCCTCTTCCTTGGCGCCGAGCGCGGCCTTGACGTCGTCTCGGATGGGGGCCGGCACCTGGTCGATGGTGCGCAGGCCGTTGCGGACGAGGGCGACGTAGATGGGGATCATCTTCTTCCTCACTGTTCACCTCCCATCGCTTCGTACAGGCTTGCGATCGCGTCGAGTCCGTCGAGCTGGAGCTGTTTGAGTTCGGCGATGCGCTGACGGTCGGTCTTGGAGTCCTCCTCGGCCTCGGTGAAGAGCTGGTCGGCCTGCTCGACGGCTTCCTGCTCGAGCAGGTTGTATCGGACGATGTAGGCTTCGCGCGCGGTCCACTGTTCTCCGGCGGGCTGGCCGTCGATCGACGGGGTTTCGATTTTGGCGATGTCCCTGCGGATGCGGATGTCGGCACCTCCGTCGGAGCGTGGATGGTAGTCCACCTCCGCCGGTTCGGCCGAGTAGGTCACGGTCTGGATCATGGTGTCTCCTTTCACGCCGCGAGGACCTTCCTCGCGCGGCGCATGGTCTTGTCGATGCCGTTGCGACGCCGATATGTGATCGAGTCGCTCCATTTGAAGTAGCCGTAGTAGCTGGCGAGCCGTCGGGCCAGCCAGATGGGGATGCTCGCCGTCCGTCGTGCGCGGCGGAAGTTTCGGCGGGCTCTGAGGAAAACTCCGTGCCGGATGTTGACCCTGCCGTGCGGGCGGAAGGTGAAGCCGACCATGTCGATGGGTTCCAGTGCGAGCCGTTTGGCGTTCCATTCCGGATGCACGTCGAGGTTGAGGAAACGGTGCAGGTAGGCGGAGAGCATGCGCGCGGACATGCGCAGATCCGCCTTCCCTCGGCCGATTAATAAGACGTCGTCCATGTAGAAGAGGACGTGGGTGACGAGCCGGTGCCTTACCACGGTGCCGTCGCGCCTGCGGCGGAGCTTGGCCAGGCGTTCGGTGGCGAAATGGTAGGCGTAGCTCAGGTAATAGTTGGCCAGCCATTGGCTGGCGTAGCTGCCGATGTTGAGTCCCTGCGTTCCGGCGTATTGGTCGATGAGGTGGTATGCGAGGCGCAGCAGCGTTTTATCGCCTATGTCCTTGGCGAGGAGCCGTTTGAGGATGGTTCGGTCGATCGACGGGTAGCATTTGCGGACGTCGAGTTTCACGAACCATCTGCTGGAGCGTTGGCGGGTCCATCTTTTGATGGCCTTGCGCGCGTCGATGGTGCCGCGTCCTTCGACGCTGGCTGTCTGCCATCGGCCGATCTTGGCGTCGAGCATTGGCCTCATCGCGTCGATGGCGACGTGGTCGAGGATCTGGTGATGGACGGATTCGCGGCCGATGACGCGGTGCTTGCCGCTGATCGGCTCGGTCCTGTTGAAATATCGAATGGTGGTGTCATGGAAGCGGCCGGTGCGGATCTCCGACGCGATGGCCTCGGCGACGCGATCGAGGTCGGGATGGTGGTCGAGCCATGCGCCCACGTCCCTTCTGGACCGTTTGCCTTTGAGGTAGTGGTCGATGCTTTCGCGCACGAAGCGCGGGTCGGCCACTCTGGTGTGTTTGCAATATGTTTTCATGAAGCTATCTGGACTATGGCGGCGTTCGGCCATGGGGCCTACCGGTCGCGTGCTTGGTTTGATTTTCGGCTTAGGTTGCCGTGGCTGGCCCTCTCGCGGGCGGCGGAGGGTAGTTGCGACGTAATGTGTTGTTTGTTTCCAGATTGGCGGCCCCCGTTGTTCCACCTGCGGTTGGCCGGATCGTTCCTGAGGTTCGAGCAGAACGCGCCGTAGTGCGCGCCGTCCCTGAGGTTGCCGAAGCGCCGAACGCCGATGTCCGGAGGCTCGCCGTCGCAAATCCCGAAAATTGTCGCGGCGGAAGTGATGAGGGGGCGTTCGCCCCCTCGCTTCGCTCACCCCCACCGCTCTCGTCTACGCCTTCGAGCGGCCAAGCGCAGACAGGCGGCCCCCGTGGCCCCACCAGCGGTGGGCCGGATCGTTCCAGAGGTTCGAGCAGAACGCGCCGTAGGGCGCGCCGTCCCCGAGGAGGCCGAAGCGCCGGTGCATCTTGATGCCGGGCTGTTTGACCGGGTCGCCGACGACGGCGTCGCACAGGCCGGTGGCGCTGCTAGCTCCGGTGCCGACCGGCAGCGGGATGCCGGCGACGATGGAGAGGTCCTGGCAGTACTGCCATTGGCCGGAGGTCTTGTCGGTGAAGGCCGGGAAGTCTCCGATGCGCGTGTAGTCGGCGGTGACGGCGGTCTTGTTGGCCTTGGTGGTGTCGTAGGTCTTCCACAGTTCGCAGTGTCCTGCGGTGTCGGAGTCCTTGACTGCCTTGATGAGCGTATCCTGCTCGCCCTCGTACATGCCGCAGAACAATTCAATGTTCTGGAGCTTGATGGGCTGGTGCAGGACGTTGAGCTCACCGTGCGGGATGCCGTCGGTGCCGAGGATCCGGTCGGTGGCGCCCGTGCGGTATGGCATGACGGACACGTAGTCCTTGAGGTTGCCGGTCGGGTTGATGGTGGTGATGGCGTCGCCGTCGAGGTCGAGGGCCGTGTTGGTGGCGTCGATGGCGGTCTTGCCGATGATCCTGCGGCATTCGGCGACGGAGTGGTTGCCTGTGTTGTTGCGTTCGCCGTCGGTGCCGACGTTGACGCAGTTGTCGATGTCGAATCCTGCCGCGTCGGCGGTGCTGACGATGACGCGGTGCGCGTTCGATTCGCCTTTGGTGACGGTGGCCTGCTTGGGATGGTTGAACATGCCGCCGAGCACGTCGCTGTTGGTGGTGGCCCATTTCATCATGAGCATGATCTGGATGTACGCCGCGTCGGCGGATGTGAGGCCGCTGTAGCCTTTGCCGAGTTTCGCGGCACGGTCGATGTAGTCGTTCTGGCATCCGAAGTCGCGCGACGGCTGGATGCCGCTCCAGCTGGTCGGCTTGCCGTTGGCGTCGAGGCCGGCCGCGTATTTTGCGTGCAGCATGCAGGAGCGTTCGCCGCCGTCCGGCAGAAGCAGGCCGGGCATCGGCGAGAAGCCGGTCCATTTGCTGTCGGAGATGAGGATCTCGAGGCTGGTGGAGGTCTCGCGTACCGCGTAGTAGAGCGGCGGGGTCATGATCCAGACGAGGCCGTTGCGCCCGTACTGGTCGTAATGCTGGTCGTGGCCCTCGATCGCGGTGACGTGCGGCTTGCCGTCGTCTCCGACGGTGGCGTTGACGTTCATGCATTGGAAGGCGTTGAGTGCGCGGTAGTCGTCGCGTCCGGCGGTGGTGTTGGTGGATTTCTCGATGACGAGGCCGGTGTTGTCGCGGGTCTTGACGCAGGCGGGGCTGTTGGACGCGGCCCATTTCGGTTTCTGCACGCCGTAGACGGCGCCGGTGCGGTGCGCCTTCCAGTATTCCGCGATGTTCGTGTATTCGCCTTTGGCGTCGTCGCGGGTCAGCGCGCGGCCCGTGTCGGCCTTGCCGATGGTGGCGTTGAGGCTCGCGGTGATGGCTCGTGCGAGGCCGTCGACGCGGACGACTTTCTTGGTGTCGACTGTCATTCCTGTTCCTTTCTCAGTTGGTGAGGTGGGTGCCGGCGGCGACGAACTGGCTGATCCAGTCGATGTCCTCGTCGGTGAGTTCGGTGAGCGGGCTGGTCTGGCCGAGCGGCGCGAAACTGCCGCCGTCCACGTAGCTCAGGTCGCTGTAGTTGGCGGTGGCGCTGCCGGTCGGTAGCTCGAAGTAGCGGATGCGTTGGACGGTGTCGCCGATCATCTCGGCCACCTTCCAGACCCACCTGCCGTCGGTGTTCTCGAGCTTCACGGTGGCTTTGCCCTGTTTGTCGAGGTCGATTTTGAACGGCTTCGGCAGGATCAGGTCGGTGCCGGCGAAGTGGTGGCGTTCCGGCTGGAAGATCAGCGTTCCGGCTGCGGGGTCGGTGGTGCCGTCGCTTTTGGGCAGGCGGATGCTGATGTTGATTGTCGTGGCCATGGTTTCGTTCCTTTCTCTAGGCCGTGTACCAGGTGGTGTGCAGGTAGATCGGATTGCTGGACCCGTCGTTGCCTTGCTCGCATCGGATGGTTCCGTCCGTGCCGATGGCCCACCACTGTGATGAGAAGTAGTGGTTGGGCGTCTTGGTCTGGCGGTCTGGCCGGTAGCCTGCTGGGATGGTCGCGCAGACATATCCGGTCTGGAAGCCTCCGGTTCGTGAGATGGAGCCGTCGAGTGTGACCATGCCTCCGTCTTTGCGGATGGCAAGTGGCGGATTGTTTTGTTTCCAGCTGCTGTCGGTCGGTTGGAGCGTGGTCCATTTGCTTGCGCCGGTGGCGGGCGGGAGCAGGTGCGTGGCTATGGCGAGCGCTCCTTGGATGGTGATGAGGCATCGGTCTCCTGGGTTTGCGGTGATGGTTTCCGGTGTGGCTTGGATGTTGGTGAGGGTGGTGCCGTCGATGGTGATGTCGACGGTGGTGTTGTGGGTTTGGGTGATGGTGGCGATGCGGGTGGTGGTGTTTTGTGTGGTTGGTTGGTTGGTGATTTGCAGGCCGAGTTGTCGGCCGAGTTGTCGTGCGATGGTGGTGTCGGTGTTCATGAGGCTTCTCGGAGTTCGGTTTGGGTGGGGAGTCCTGGTTTGAGGGTGATGGTTTGGGTTCGGATGGCGTAGGTGCCGGTGATGTGTTGCGTGGGGAGGTTGAGTGTGATGGTGTCGCCGATGGTGATGGGTGCGATGATGTGTGTGCCGGTGACGCGGTGGATGGCGTGTTGGTTGGTGGCGAGGAGTTCTGCGGCTTTTTGGTCGGCCATTTGTTGGAGTTGTTGGTCGGTTTGGTTTTCGGGGATGTCGTCGTATCGGTATTTTTTGCTGATGATGCGTCCTCTGTTGGGGATGCTTGTGGGGCTGTTTGGGTCGGTGTCTTTGGCGGTGCCGATGATTTCTTTTTCCTGGCTGGTGTAGATGGTGATGATCTGGTTGGCGGTGTCGAAGGTTTCGCGTTCGTCGGTGGTTTGTTTGGTCCATCGGCAGGTTGGTCCTTCGGTGAATGTCCAGGATGGTTTGCGTCGGCTTGGGTCGGTGTATGGCTGGAGGATGACGTGGCCGTATGGGTCGGTGCGGCAGGTGGTCCAGCCGGCGATGGTGAGCAGGTCGTTGGCGATGGCGAGTTTGTTGTCGGTCTGGTCGGTGAGCCCGTAGGTGAGGGTGGTGCCGGTGCGGTAGTCGCTGTTGGGGTGTGGGAGGACGGTAAGGCCGTTGCCTGTGATGATTTTCTCGGCTTCGGCGACGGGGTCGCTTCCGGCGGGGATGCTGATCGGGGTGGCGTATTGGTCGTCGGCGAGTTCGCGGAGACGGCCGTAGAGGGTGAGCGGGATGGTGGTGGCCGGTCCGTTGGTCTGGCGTTTGTCGGCAGACCAGAGGTAGGTGCCGAGTGGGATGCTTTCGCTGGTCTGGTCGGCGTAGGTGATGTCTGCCCAGATGCGGAGCAGGTCGGTGCCGAACAGGCTGGAGCCTTCGAGGTCGAGGGTTGCCTGTTCGGTGACCGTGGTGTCCTGGTTGCGTTCGATGCTGCCGCCTTGGACGATGCCATGGACGATGCCTGTTTCGTTGCCGGTGTTTCGGTCGACGCGCATGACGCGGATTTCCGTGTCGAATCGCATGGCGTGGTGGCGCTGGTCCATGGCTTGCCCCCTTAGTTGTTCGGTTCCTCCCAGAGGATTTCGGTCATGTCGATGTCGAGCGTGGCCGTTGGTCCTTTGGCTTTGATGTGTGTGCTGATTGCGGCTTTGACGAAGGCTCTGGTGCCGTCGACGTTTCGCCACCATGCGTAGGTGTTGGCGCGGGCGAGGCGGCGGAGGCGCTGGTAGAGCTGGCCGTCGAGGTAGTCGAGGGTTGTGCTGGCGGTGATCTGGTTGTCGAGCCGGCGGCTGGAGTAGCTGGCCGGCAGGTCGGTGTCGCTGCCGAGTTCGAAGTGGTATTCCTCGGTGTCGTGCGACTGTTTTTCGCCGATGTCGAAGCCTCCGCCAATGGGGATGGCTTCGCCTGCGTCGGTGCCGAAGTTGAGCATGCACATGTCCGTGGTGACCGTGGTGGTGACGATGGTTTCGCTGACCGCTCCGCTGGCGGCGTGCGCCGTGATACGGTAGCCGATCTTCCGGTTGAGCGGCGGGAGTCGGTCGATGGTCTGCCGTCCGTCTGCGAGTCGTGCCGAAAGTGTCAGTTCGTTTCCGTCGAGGAGGCGGGTCACGGCCATCCATTCGGTCTTCGGCTGGCCGTCTTTCGGGGTGCCGGCGATGGCGGTGACCATGATGCTGAGGCTGCTTCCGTCGATGTCGATGTTGGCGGTCGGTGCGGCTGGTGGCGTGTAGGAGACCGTCGCCCCTCGGCTGGCGGTGGTGGTGAGGGTGCTGCCGCCTTGGACGATGACGTCGATGATGAGTTCGGCGCCGTTTTCGGGCAGGTATTTCGCCTGGTCGACGGTCAGGCTTCTGGCGCTGCCGTTGAGGTCGGTCTGGTAGACGACGGCTCCGTCCTTGCGGATGCGGACGCTCTGATGGGCGACTCCGGTGGTGTCGGCGACCGACCATGCGATCTCGAATGGCATGGCGGTGATGGTGGTGGGGCCGGTGACGGTGACGTTTGGTGGTGCCGCAGTGCGGATGGTGGTCGGTTGGCTCCATTCGCCCCAGTCGGCGTGCAGGCCTTTGGTGCGGACGCGGATCTTCCATCGGCCGTTCGTGCCGGTATGGAGCCTGTAGATGATGGCCGTGGCGACGGATGCGGTCGTGACGGCGCCGTCCGGATTGGTGAGTTCGATCTGGGCGGCGGTCTGGCTGGATCCGTCCGGATGGTTCGGCGTCCATGCGATGTCGAGCGTGAGCGGCGTGGCGAGGGTCGCGCCCTGCGTCGGGGCGGTGATGGTTGGAGCGTCCGGCGGGCAGATGGTGGTGATCTGGTTGGATTGCGTCCACTCTCCGGTGAGGATGCCTTTGGCCGCGTCGTCGCCGTAGATTGGGCGGCGTGCGCGTGCGCGGTATTCGACGATTCCTGCCGGGGTGTCGCTGTCGAGGACCTGCGCTGGTTTGCCGGCGTAGGCGCCGGTGACGAGGTCCTGCCAGTCGCCTCCGGCGAGCCGGCGTTGGACGTCGAACCCGTTGGCGTAGCCGCCGGACAGGTCGATGAGGATCTGCGCGGATTTGGCGCCGGTTTTGACGGCTTCGACCTTGGCTGGTGTGCGTGGCGTGGTGTAGATGACCGGCGAGTCGACGTGCGTGGAGTCGCCGGCCTGGTTGCGGGCGTAGACGGCGAACTGGTAGCGGCCGTTCGGTCGCAGGTTGGTCGCGTCGAAGTTGGTTTTGTCCCAGTTGAGGACGCCGGTGCCGGATCCGCCTTTCTGGTCGCTCCATGTGTTCCAGTTGCCGCCGGCGAGCGCGATGCGCTGGGCGATGAGGACCTGTTTCCATGGTTTGAGCGCGTTGTTGTCCCAGTTGCCTTGCCAGGTGATGGAAGCCTTGTTGTCGCTCACACGTTTGAACGACACGTTTTTCGGCGGGTTCGGGCGGTGGTAGTTGATGCCGCCGGTGTACACGCCGCAGCTGGAGTTGCTGGTGCCGGAGTTGGGGCCGTTCCAGTAGATGCTTCCGCTGCAGGTGATGTTGCGCGCCGATTCCGCCTTGGCGACCGTCAGATCTGCGGCGAGGATGCACACCTCGCTGTTGACGCCGAGGTTCTTGTTGCCGGAGTTCGGGGTGTGCGCCACCTGCTGTCCGTTGATCCACGCCGTGGCCGCGACCCAGCCGTAGTAGTTCCATCCGTTGAGCGACTGCCACCATACCTCGACGTGGATGGTGTCGGTGGTGTCGGTGAAGCCGGTGACCCACGCCTTGACGTGCGTGCGCCAGTTTCCGCAGATGTTGCCGTATCCGTCGGCCATTATGCATCAGCTCCTTGCGGTGACGGTCGCGCCGCAGGCGGAGACGAGTTCGGCGAGGAGCCGTTGGAGTCGTTCGTTGCCTTCGATGGCGCGGTTGTTGAGTGTGATGTTGTAGGTCGTCGCCGTCGACGCGGCCGGCATCACTCCGGCCTGCGCGGCCAAACGCATGTCGCCGGCGGTGATGGATGCCGTGGCCTTGCGCAGGCTGTCCTTGAGCGCGTCGGTCGAGATTGTCGGCAGCGGAATGGTTTGCGGGATGGCGTCGGAGACCATGGCGTCGGCGGCGGCCTTGAACGCCGGAGCGCTTCGTTCGACGCCGATGGCGGCGCCTCGGCCGATCATCACGCCGACCTGGTCGCGGAAGACTCGTGATGGCGAGTGGATGCCGAGTTTGCTTTTGACCCAGTCGAGCGCGTTCTTCGCGGCGTTGACCGCCGCGTTGACGAGCTCGCCGGCGGCGGATGCGACGCCGCCGGCGATGCCTCTGATGATGTTCGCGCCGATGCCGGCCCAGTTGACGCCGGTGAACGCGTTTTTGATGCTTGAGATAATCGCCGGGATCCTGCCGACCAATTGCGGGATGGCGGACGCGAAGCCGGATGCGAGTGTGACGAGCATCTGCACGCCTGTGGAGAGGATCTGCGGCAGATGGCTGGCGATGGTGTTGACGATGCCGGCGATGATCTGCGGCACGTAGGCGACGAGCTGCGGGAGCGCCTGCGCGAGTCCGGTCACGAGGGTGGCGAGCATCTGCATGCCGGTGGAGAGGATGTTCGGCAGGTTGGCGCACAGTCCGTCGATGAGCGTCGAGATGATCTTCGGCACCTGCGCGGCGAGCTGCGGCATCGCGGCGACGAGGCCGTTGACCAGGTTCATGACCATCTGCACGCCCTGCTCCATGAGCTGCGGGAGCCCGGTGGCGAGCGCGGTGATGATGGCCGTGATGATCTGCGGGATGGCGGCGGCGAGTGTCGGCAGGCTTGCGACGATGCCTTGCAGGAGTCCGTCGAGCAGTGTCAGGCCGGCGCTCATGAGTTGCGGTGCGGCGGCGATGAGGCTGGTCGCGAGGGTGGTCACGAGGGTGACGGCCATCGGCATGAGCACGGGCAGGTGGGAGGCCAGGCTGGTGACGATGGTGTCGATGAGCAGCGTGCCGACCGAGACGAGAGACGGCAGTGCCGTGGTGATGCCTTGGAGCACCATTTCGATGATGTAGGTGCCTGAGGAGATGAACTGCGGCAGGCTGGACTGGATCCACGTCTCGGCCTTGGAGAGGATGTCGGGCAGTGATGCGAACGCGGAGTTGATGACCCGTGACAGTTGTCCGCCCATCTGGCTGTTGATCATGCCGATGCCGGCGACGAGTGCGGCGGCGAGCGCTCCGATGCCGAGGAATTTGATGAAGTTTCCCGGCGCGAAGAATCTGGTGACGAGGTTGCCGATGGCGTCGAGGCCGGATTGGAGTTTGCCTCCGGCGGAGCCGATGGCGTTTTGCAGTGGTCCGCCGATGGCGTCGCCGAGTCCGCCGAAGATGTTGCCGAACGCGGTTTTGAATGGTGCGGCGAGGCTGGAGATCTTGCCGGTGATGGCACTGGTTTTGCCGCTGATTTTGGAGAGCGTCGAGGCGAAGGGGTCGCCGTCGAGGGTCATGGCTTCGCGGATGGTTTTGTTGAACAGTGGTTTTGTTTTGTCGCCGATGGCGGTGATGGCGCTGCCGAGTGGTGAGGTGTTGATTTTTCCGGCGGCGGTTGCGAGGCCTTTGGTGATGGCGTCGCCGATTTGTCCGGTTTTGGTTTTGATGCCGGTGGCTGTGGCGGTGAGGCCGGTGTACAGGCCGCTGTCCTCCCATTTGAAGGCGAGGTTTGCCATGCCTGGCGCGAGTTTCGTGCGGATGGCATCGAATATGCCGTCGGTGGCGGATGTGAGTTGGCTGCCGCCTTGTCTGATGCGGTTGATGGCGTTGGCGAAGGGGTCGCCGTCGATGGCCATGGCGTCGCGCAGGCTTGGGTTGAGGTAGCCTTTGGCGTTGGCGATTTGGGTTTTGATGGCGTCGAAGGCTCCGCCGATGCCGCCGCCTCCTTTTTTGAGGTTGGCGATGAGGTCGGCGATGCCTTTGTCTCCGGATTTGCCGAGTTGGTCGAGGACTGAGACGATTTTGTCCGCGTTGCCTCCGACCGTGGCGAGGGTGGCGAAGCCGCCGGCGAGGGTGGCGGCCTGCGCGGCGAGGTCGGCGATGCTGGTTTTGCCGCTGGCGATGCTATTGCCGAGGTCCTCGATCTTCTGCGCGGCGATGGATGCGGCGGTGTCGAGGCGGCCGGCGAACTGGTCGGCGAGTTTTCCGGTGGCGCTGGTGGTCTGGTCGATGATGGGGATGAGCTTGCCGCCTACTTTGGTGGCGGCGTTGAGCAGTGGGGTTTCGAACTGCTCGCCGAGTCGTCCGATGGCGGCTTTGACGTTGCCGACCAGGCCGTCGAAGCTTTCGCCCGCGTTCTTGGCGGCACCGCCGATGTGTTCCTTCATGGCGGCCTCGAAGTCGGCGAAGCTGACTTTGCCGTCGGAGACCATGTCGCTGGCCGCTTCGGTGGTGGTGTGGAAATGGTCGGCAAGATACTGCAGGACGGGGATGCCGGAGCCCATGAGCTGGAGCATGTCGTCGCCCTGCAGTTTGCCTTTCGCGGCGACCTGGGAGAAGATCAGGCCCATGTCCTGGAAGCTGCGGCCGCTGATCTGGGCGGCGTCGCCGACCGTGGTCAGCACTCCCTCGAGGTCGCCGCCCTGCTTGATGCCGGATGCGACGAGCGTGGCGGCGACGCTTGCGGCGTCGCCGAGTCCGAAGGCCGTGCCTTTGACGGAGGCGAGCGCGTTGCCCATGATCTTGTCGACGCTGGCGGTGTCGTATTTGAGGGCTTTGAGCTTAGTTTGGGCGCGTTCGATGTTGAGTGCGCGGTCGAAGCCGCCTTTCGCGGTCAGGCCGGCGATGCCGGATGCGATGCCGGCGATGGTGCCGACTCCGACTTTGCCGATTTTGCCGAATGCGCCGCCGATGGTGGAGATGATGCTTTTGCCGCTTTTTTGGGTGCCGGTGGCGGTGCCGCTGCTGATGGAGCCTTCGATGGCTTTGCCGAGGCCTTTGGTGCTTGGGCTGATGATGATGTAGCCGGTGCCGAGTTCCTGCGCCATCGTTGGCTCCTTCGCTTTTCAGTTATTCCTCTATTCCTCGTTCATCCAGTCCTCCGGCAGGCCGAGGCGGCGGTTGAGCAGTGCGCGCCGCCTGTGGTCGTGCCGGTGTTTGGGCGGTGTCGGCTCCGAGAGGAGCGTGTCTGGTTTCGCCCAATCGGGCGTGAGGTTGAGTTTCGACTGGCCCTGGTTGATGGATTGGACGAGTTTGTCGGTGTCGTCCGGGACGTATGCCCAGCCGGCGAGTGCGGCGAAGCTGTGGCTTCGCCGGTTTTTGAGGATTTCCCTGCACATCGGCCATGCGATGTTGAGGGGTGTGGTCTTCGGGTCGAGGGGCTGGTGCCAGACTTGCATCCAGTCGTATTGCAGGGCCGCCCGGTGGTCCTGCCAGAGGGTGATGAGAATCAGGCTTTTGGGTCGGTCTTGCCTGCCTGCGCCCATGCGTCGATGATGCGGCCGATGTCGGCGATCTTGTCGCCGCTCTTGGTGTCGAGTTCGCGTTCGATGAGCGGGTATTCGCGGACGAGGTAGGTGAGGATGGTGGCCATGAAGTTGATTTTTTCCTCTTGGGTGAGGTTCTTCCATCCTCGGCTGACGGCGGTGAGGCCGACGATGATGACGCTGGTCGGCAGGTTCGCGCTGTCGTCGAGGCGTGGGAGGTCCATTTTCACGTCGCCGTATTGGATGTGGACGGGGCGCGCCTCTTCGGGGTCGGCGATGGCTGTGGGTGTGATGGTCTGGATGTTGTCGGTCATTGTTCGTCCTTCTGCGATGCGCCGGCTGCTTTGTGGGCGGGTGGGCCCCGCCGCCGGCGGCAGGCGCGGGAACGGCGGTGGGGCGTGGGTCGAGGGTCAGACGTCCATGGGGAAGCCGTAGAGCTTCATGAAGTACGGCGTGTCGGCCACGTCCTTGTAGGTGCGCAGGGTCATGCCGAAATTCATCAGGTCGCTGACCTTCCATTCGATGTCCTCACGTTCGTTGACCTTGCATTTCGGCGCGTGCAGGAGCAGGAGGTGGTCGGACTGGGTGACGCCTGCGACGACGTACTGCGCGGTCTTGTTGCATTCCACGTGGTCGATGGTCAGGCTGCCGTCCGTGCCGACAGATGCGTCGAAGTACGTTTCGACGACTTCCTTCTTCGATTCGAGGCCGGCGAAGCTGATGGTCCAGTATCCGCCGGAACTCCAGGAGAGCACGTTGTCTCCGTTGTGGGCGGTGAAGTCGTTGGTGTCGCCGTCCTCCGGGTGGATGGTGATGCCATCCTCGGAGAAGTAGCCGAACGGCTTCTTTCCGGATGTGGGACGCCAGTCCTTGCCGAAGGTGCCGATGTTCTCTCCGACGTCGTACCGGTAGATCGCCGCCTCTTTGATGAGGTTGACGTAGTTCTTGTTGTTGCCTTCGGACGCGAAGCTCAGGCCGGCAGCGCCGGCGGCGAGCAGCTGCGCCTCGAGGGCGGCGGTGTCGTTTGCCATTGGTGTGGCTCCTTTGTTTGTGGTGTTGGTCATGCGGCTTCGACGGTGAGCAGGATGACGGTGTAGGCGAAGTCCTGCCGCAGGTCGTCGTCGTGTGTCTGGAGCGGTCCGGATTCGACGCTGGCGTCGATGAGGGGCCGCTTGCGCCGGTTGTCGAGCAGCCATCGGCAGATGGTCTCGCTGAGCGCCAGGGCTTTGGGCCAGTCGCATGTCCTGCCGTCGCCTTGTGGCGCGTACACGCTGGCGCGCAGGCGCATGTACTGGCTGACCGCCGTCGGATAGGCGGCGCGGTCGAGCGCGAGGCGCACGCGCGGCATGGTCGACGAGGCGGGCATGTCCCAGCCGATGGCCGCTTCGGGGATGGCGCGGGCGAGTCCGTCGAGGATGAGGCAGCTTGGATCCCTGCCGATCGTGTTCATACGCTCACCTGGCCGAGGATGCGGGTGAGCGTGCCGTGTTTGGCTTCGAGCGCGACCGGCGCCGTGGCGACGACGTTACCGTGGCTGGCGCCGTCGTTGCGGTACACGGTGATGCGCGGGTCTCCGGCTGCGGCGCGTTCGACCTGGGCCTGCACGTTGTCGAGCAGGGCCTTGTTGTGCAGGAGCTGCCGTTCGACGTTCTTGCGGTTGAGGACGAATCTGATGTTGCTCATTGGTCCTGTCCTTCCTCGGCGTGGATCTTCACGCCGATGCCGGTGTCGCCGCGCCGCCAGACCTCGGGTGTCCGGGTGACGCGCATGGTCCGGCCCCGGACGGTGAGCAGGTCGCCGGCGAGGATCCCGAACGGCAGGCCTCCGCGGTGGTAGAGGTTGCAGCCGTGCGTGATGGTGCGTCGTCCGGCGGTGTCGGTGCGGTCGTATGCGCATGGCTCCACGAGCGCCTGCACGGTGCCGACGGTGGACGGCGTGCCGATGACGCGGCGTCCGTCGGTGGTCGTTTCGTCGGCTCGGGCGACGGTGATGGTTTCGGTCGGTGGCGTTCTCATGCGTCTCCCGTCATGGCGACGGTGAACATGCGGCCGCTTCCAGCGGCGTCCAGGTCGGCGAGTTCGCTGGATGTGAGGTACAGGTCTCCGTTCGGGTTGCTGTACGACCAGCTGTCGGCGAAGGGGCCGGTGGTCTGTGATCCCTGGCTGAGTCCTTCGGGGTTCGTCTCCTCGGCGACCATGGCGCGTTTGACCATGTTGCAGCAGATGTCCTTGCATATGCCGGGCTCGGCCTCCTCCGCCTGCGCCCATGAGGGGCATTGCAGGCGGATCTTGCGGCTCGCCGCGGCGAGGAGACGTTCGGCCTTGGTTTTTTCCGCGCCGTCGAGCGTCCGCCAGATCTCCTCGAGGTCGGCGGCGGCGGCGAAGGGGACGGCCATGGTCACGCCTCCGTGACGCGCTGTCCGCCGGTGTCGATGTCGCGGATGACGGTCACATGCGTGCCGTCCGGCCGGATGGCGTCGAATTGTTCGGAGCGGTGGCCGGCGGGAGGGAACGGGGCGGGCTCCTCCGGCTGCGGGTCCGGAGTGGTGGCGGGCTCCTCCGGCTGTTCCGGGGTGTCGTCGCCGATTTCCTCGGCTGGTTCCTGCGGGGTGACGTCGAGCTTCTTGTCAGCCATTGACGACTCCCTTCAGTCGTGCGGCGGCCTTGCCGGAGAACACGCCGAGGCCGCAGTAGAACTCGATGCGGGTGCGGTAGGCGGGCTTTTCCTGCAGTTGGCCGAGGTCCTCGACCTGCACGCCGCCGTTGGTCAGGCCGGTGACGCCCTGGTCGCCCTCGCTCGCGCCGAACTTGACGGCGTAGATGCTGGTAGTGGTGGAATTGGTGCCCTGCGTCTCGTTGTTGTCGAGGATCTCCTCGCCGGCGGGGGTCTGGCCGGCCTCGAGCAGCGGGATGCCGTTCCATTGCATGGCGCGCTTGCCTACGATGTCCTGCTGGAGGGTGGTGTCGTAGGAGATGTGGCGCATGGCGCTGCCGATCTTGCGGATGATTGCGGAGGAGGCGTAGATGGCGCCGTTGGTGGGGTTGATGCCGGGGACTGCGCCGAGCAGTTCGTCGAGCTTGTCGAAGAACTTGTGGATGTCGGCGTTGGAGTCGCCGAGGATCGGCATGCCGTTTTCCGCGGCGTCGATGACCTGTTTGCCGGTGAGGCGCTTCTTGAGGCCGTCGAAGCTCTTGGTGTCGACGTCCGTGTCGCCGTTGAAGAAGGTCTCCTGGAACTTGTAGCTGATCGCCTTGACCTTGAGCGTGGTCTGTTCGGCGCGCTGGTCGTTGACGTTGCTGCGGGTCTGCTGGATGAACCTGTCGACGTCCGCGTCGCCGCCGAGGATGACGAGCTTCTCGCTCTTCTGGTTGAAGGTGCCGGTGGACTCGGTGTAGGACTCGTTGACGCCTCGGAACGCGACGCCGGGTAGGGTCGCCTCCTCGTTGTAGGCGTAGGCGTTGCCGTCGATGTTCATGAGCGGGATGCGGTCGAGGATCGGGCTGACCTGCACGAAGGTCTCGAGGACGCCCTTGGCGAGGGTGTCGGTGGAGAGCTTCGCGGCCTCGGTGAGGTTGAGTGCCATGGTTGTATTCCTTTCTGGTGGTTATTTGGCCGCGTAGGCTTGCGAGAGGAGCTGCAGCGGCGTCATGTTGCCGGTGGCTGAGGTGGCCGTTGCGCCGGCGGGCGGGGTGGGCAGTCCGATGTTTGGCCTGAGACTGTCCTTGAGCGCCTTCGCGTTCGCCTTGAGTTCGTCGCCGTCGCCTTTGAGCCGGGAGATGACGTCCCGGCCGAGGCCGGTGTCCTTGGCGAGCTGGCCGATGAGGGTTTCGCGTTCGGCGGTGGCCTTGAGCGTGGTGATTTCCTTCGTCAGCGCCTCGATCTTCTTGTCGGCGGCTTCGAGCTTCGCGGCGTTGCCGCTTTCGTTGGCGTCGTATTTGGCGGCTTTGGCCTTGTATTCGTCGTATCCGGCGTATTTGGCTTCGAGTTTCGCTTTTTCCTCTTCGACGCGGGCGGCTAGCGCGTGGCTGAACTCCTTGGCGTTGTCGGTCGTGGTGTTCTTCGCGTTGTCGCCTTCGCCGTTGGTGTTCTGGCCTGCGGGTGGTTCGCCTGCGCCTCCTTGTGGTTCTCCGCCTTCGATGAGGAGGAGGTGGCGCATGAGGTTGTGGTGGCGGCGGGAGATGAAGTGCATTGGTGCTCCTTTGGTTTTTGCGCACGGTTAGCGACGCGGCGTGCGGGGTCCGCGGTGAGTGGCTGGCGCAGGATTCGGACCTGCGTGGCGCGTGTGGCGCGGCCGATTTACAGTCGGCTCCGTTCGGCCTCTTCGGTAGCCAGCCGGTGTGGTAGGATGGAATTACATGAGCGCCCCCGTTGCCGTCTTTTCGATAGCTTCCGAGGCGCTCATTTGATTCTGATGAGGTTTTCGGAATGGTCGAGGATGTATACGCTTCCTCTTTTGAATCGGTTGATTGTTTTGATGATTTCGATGAGTTGTTCGTCGGACATGCATGCGTTTTCGGTGTTGTCGATGATGAGTCGCGTGCAGTCTTGTTTTTTTGATGCGTTGGCCAGATAGTGCTCGATGGTCGTTCTTTTTCCGGCTCTGTCAGGTGTTTTGATTTCGATCCCTCCGGCCCAGTCCGCGAGCCCTCTCCGTTCCTCGACCCCGGTTTGCGGGTTTTTGACGATGGTGTAATCGATTTGGAATGCTGGCGTCACTCCATGTTTTCGGAGTCGGTTTGCAGTGCGAATCTCTTGTGGTCGTGCGGTTTCGGTCTCGCGTTTCAGCTCGTCGTTGGGGAATGTGATTGGAGGTGGCGTGCCGGTGTTGAGCCATGTGCGGTCGCGCCATCGCATTTCGGCGAGTTCGAGGTCGCGTTTCCATTTCTTGTATTCGGGGGCTTTGGCCTTCTCCTTGTCGGAGAGGGTCGATAGGTAGTCCTTGTACTTGTCCTGGGTGGTGAGGCTGGATATGGTGTCGGCGCATGACTTGTATTGCCTGTAGAGCGCGTCCGGATCGTAGCCGGCGATGTGCCGCTCTCCCCATGACGGGACGACGTTGCAGTCACATCGGCCGTTGTGGAAGCCGCCGCCGAGGTTGGCGGTCTCGCGTGTCAGGTATACGAAGCCGCGGGATGCGAGCATGACGCAGAACTCGCACGTCTCCCCCACCGGCACCCTGGCCCATCGCGGTTTCGATGGGTCTGATCCGATTTGGTCGAGCATGCCGATGCGGCTGCTTGTGGAGACGACGTGCTGCAGGTATGTCTTCCATTGGTCGAGGTCCGCGTGTTTCGGCCAGAGGTCGTCGATGCGCAGGCCGTATTTGTTGTGGACTTGGCCGTTGGTGTCGGGGATGACGTCTTCGTATCTGAGTCCTGGATAGTCGGTGTTGTTGGAGCCTCCGGCGAGTTTCCAGACCGCGCGGCCGGCGTCTGGGAGTGGCTGGCGGTCGAAGTCCGGCAGGTCATTGCCGAGGTAGTTCGACCATTCGCTTCGGATCTGCTCGAAGTAGTCGGCGGCGGCCTGCGCGGCCTTGTCGTTGTAGCTTTCCACTTCTTTGCAGGCGGCTTCCCATCGGCTTTCGTCGTCCGGATACCAGTGTTCGTCGCCCCATATCGAATCCAGGCTCCATCCTGATTCGAGTTTGAGGCGTTCGAGTCGTTGCAGGTAGGCGTCATGCAGTTGGTCGAGCCGTTTGTCCAGGGCTTCCTGCGTTTTCGGCAGCTGGCTGTCCGTTTGCATTGTCGGCTCCTTGCTGCTGGGTGGCTATGGTCTGGTCGATGCGGTCGAGCGCCTGCTGTGCTCGTTTGGCGCGTTGTTCGCGCCGGAGGGTCTGTCGTTGCCGGTCGCTGAGGTCGAGCATGTCGTAGGTGACGTCGCTGTCGGCCGGGAGGATGTTGGCGCCGACGAGTTTCACGGCCGCGTCCGCGGCCGCGGCGCGGCTTGGCGTTGCCGGGTTGCGCCATTGGCTGGACACCGCGGTGGCCTGGCCGTCGCCGGCGATGCGGGCGGCTGTGGCGATGATTCGTTCCCATGCTGGTCCGAAGCGTCGTTGGCAGCTTTCGGCGTTGAGGCAGAGTTCCTTGACGGCCTTGTCGATCGCTTCGGCCGAGCTTGGATTGTCGGTGAGCACGCCCATCGAGTCTGGCGGCAGGCTGGTGGCGGCGGCGAACATCGAGGCGGTCTGGCGCAGTTGGGCGGCGTGCGGTTCGAAGCTCGCCTGGGTGAACGTGCCGACCTGTGGCAGGTTGCCCTGTTTGTCGCGCGGCAGCGCGAGCACCTGGTCGAGCATGATCTGCCATCGTGGTTTGAGTGTGCCGTCCTTGCCGCGGAACATGTCTTCGGTGACGCCGAGGAAGTATCTGGGTGGGACCGAGTAGAGTTCGGCCTGCACTTCGCTGCGGAGGAAGGTGCGCACGGCGCTGTCGGTCAGGCTCATGACGGTGCGGCTGATGCGCGATCGGCCGAACGGTCGTTTGCTGTCCGGCCGGTATGCGAGCAGTTCGACGGGCAGTCGGCCCTGCCATTCGGTGCGCGCGTACACGCTCCACTGCCAGTCCCGCCTCGCGCATCCGATGAGTTTGCCGGGGAGCATGAGGTAGCATGCGCGGATCTGGCGGCCGTAGGTTTCGTCCTCGTCGACGTCGTAGAGCAGGGCTTCGGTGAGGCCGTGGATGCGGCTGTCCCATGTGCCTGTGGCGACGTCGGCTGGGAACTCCTGGATGATCGCGGCGGGCTCTCCCCTGTCGGGCGTGCCTTGGAGCGCGGCGACGAAGCTGCAGGAGTGGACTAGGGCGTCGGTGTGCGCGTTTTCGGCGGTCTGGGCGAGGTCGTTGGCGTCGAGCAGGTCGTTGACCTGTTTGCTCAGGTCGCTGCCGTCCTGGGTGGTGATGCCGTCGAGCACGACGCGGTTGGCGAGTCCCTCGATGGCTTTTTCCGGCCATCCGACGACGATTTCCACGTCTTTGGCGATCGGTGGGAGGCTGTAGCCGAGGTCGTGGAGTTCGTTGCGGCCGTTGTAGTAGACGGTGCGGATGCGGTTGCGTGTGCGGTGGCGGATGATTTTCGCGGTGAGGCGGCGGAAGGCGTCGTCTTCGTCGGGCGTCAGGCCGGCGACTGTGGCCGGCAGTGGTTCGAGGAGTGTCATGGCAGTTCGATCATCCTTTGTTCTGGTTCGTCGCCCGGCCGTCGGGTGCTGGTGACGGCGCCGTGCAGGGCGAGGGTGGCGGCGACGAGCGGGCTGATGTCGACGTCGGATCCGAGTTTGTTCCATCCGAACGCGCCTTCGACGCCGATCTTGCGGACGGTCGCGCCGGCCACGGCCTGGTCGAGCGGGCGCACGTCCGGCTTGTGGCGCAGTTCGTGGTATTGGAGCATGTCGAGGAGACGCCCGCATGCCTTGCCCATGTCGCTCGCGCTGGTGACGGTCACGTCGATGCCGGCGGCCTTGAGTGGGGGGATGAGCACCGTGGCCGGTGACTGGGCGTCGATGACGACGGCGGCGAGGTGCGGCCAGCGGCGGGCGAGGAAATCGACTGGCCATTTGGTGCCGTGTTTCTTGACGCCTTTGAGGGCCGCGATGTCGATGTATGCGGTGCCGTCCTCGTAGGCCTGGCATGCGCCGATGGTGATCCATCCGCGGTGTGGCGGCATGTCGATGGCCATGGCTGTCCATCCGCCGGATGCTCGTTCCGGTGTGGCGGCCTGTGCCCAGAGTTCCGGGTCGATGGCCGCATGTTCGGTGTCCTGGTCCCAGATGCCGAGGGCCTCGCGGCGGAAGCTGTTCTCTCCGAGGTTCTTGAGCATGCGGAGCATGGCGTTGGCGGTCGTGCGGTGCGGGTAGCTCGGGTTGGCCTGGGCCCATGCGTCGGGGTCGGCGGTGTCGCAGTCGCGGTCGGCGCCGAACTCGATCCATGTGCTGTCCGGGTCGTGTGCGAGGCCGGCGGTGCGGCGGCTGGTGAACACTTCGCCGGGGTCGACCGGTCTGGGTGGCGTGCCCATGTGGATGATGAGCGGGTTTTTCGCGGCGTTGGCGGTCGGGATCATGTCCTCGAGGGCTTTTTCGGTGAGGATCTGCGCTTCGTCGAAGATGATGACGTCGACTGCGGCGAAGCCTCGGCCGAAGCCTTGTTCGCGGGCGCCGAAGAGGATGCGGCTGCCGTTGGCGAAGGCGATTTCCTCCTGGCCGTTGGTCTGGCGGATGGCTTTGCAGTGTCGTGATAGGCCGGGGCGTTTGACGAGCGCCTGCATCGATTTGAAGGTTTCGGCCGAGGTTCGTGTGCGGTGCGCGGTCCATATGACCTTGAGGTTTGGTGTGGTCAGGCACAGGATGACGATGATGGTGCCGACGGTGAAGGTCTTGCCTGTCTGTCGGCAGATGCTCATGCCGATGCCGCCGACCGAGCTGGCGTAGGTGCCGTCGGCGCGTTTGGCGAGCATGAGCGTGCCGATGCCCTCCTGCCATCGGTCGAACCGGATGCCGAGCCGGTCGGCGACGCGGCGGACGCGGCCGAAGCCGGTGGTGGCGATGCCGTCGGGGATGTTCAGGATTCGGGCGGCGTCAGATAGTTTCGGCGTCGAAGGGTTCGTCTTCGATGCCATCTGCCATCTCCTCCGGGTCGTCGAGTATCGGATCTGGTTCCTTCTCCCGGTCCATCTCGAGTAGTTCCTTGCCGACGGCGAGGAGCTGTTTGCTCAGTCCGGCGACGGCGGTGGCCGGGCAGTGCGAGTCCTTGAGGTTGCGCATGAGCGCGGTTCGGCTGACCTCGAGCAGGTCGCGGTATGTGGCCGGCGCGGTCGGCTGCTGTGGCGACGGTTCGTTGGCTGGCGGCGGCGTGGGCGACGTTTGGTGTTGTGGTGAGTGTCTGTGTTTGCTGGCGAGCTTTCGGCAGTTGTCCGAGCAGTATTTTCGTTTGGCGCTGGCGTTTTTCGGCATTGCGTGGCCGCATTGCGCGCAGGTCCGGATCGGCATGGCGCCTCCTTTGCCGTCGATGGTGTCGCCGGCGACGATTATTTTTCGCGGGGAGAGAGATAGGCGCTGCACACGAGGTCGCCTCCGAAACGATGAGGGGGGTATACTCCCGTGGGCTTCACCAGTCGGCGGCTTCGAAGTCGCGCGGCCTTGACGCGGCTGCGGGTTTGCCGCCGGCGAGTCTTCGTTTCACTTCGGCGCGCGCCCATTCGAGCGTGTGCGTGCCTTTGACCGCGTTGCACCAGCGGTGCGCCGGCCCGCTGTTCGCACGGCAGACGCGGCCGCCGTTGGCTATGGCCACGGTCTCGTCGATGACGAAGCTCCACGGATCCGGAGGCCGCAGACTGTAGTCGATTGGCCTGCCGCAGATGTAGCAGTCGGCTCGGCGTGAGCGATAGTATGCCTGCACCTCCCGCCGGCGGTGGCCGTTACGGTAGCGTGGATTGCTCATGGCATCAGCCACAGGGCGATGAGACAGGCGGCGAACACCACGCATGAGCCGATGATGGCGATAAGCATGTCCATGCCGCCTCCCTTTTGCGGTGCCCCCACTCGGACTCGAACCGAGGACACATGGTTTAAAAGACCGCTGCTCTGCCAGCTGAGCTACAGGGGCTGGGTGGTAAAAGAAAAGCACCAGACCCTTCGGGCATGGTGCAAGTTCTCTTACAGAATACATGGATTCATCCGCCTGCGCAACTATGCGCGATCGCGCACCTCGATGAGCTCGGCCTGGTTGAACTCCCACACGCCATGCCCCAATCGACGCGCCTTCGGCAGACGGCCACGCGCCAGCCAGTTCGACACCTGCTTGCGCGTGGTGCGCAGTCCGGCACGGTCGGTCAGCCAGTCGGCGGCCTCCGCAGGAGAACAGGTCATGACCGCCTGCCCGGCCTCCCCCAGCCTGCCGGACACCAGCATGTCCAAGTCCAAACGCTCTCCACATTCCGGACACCAGCCATCACGCATCCCCTGAGGCACGGCCAATGACGCCGAACAATCAGGACACTGCACCACAGTCACACGCCCATCCGAAGGCGTGCACAAACGGTCGATACGCCGAAGCATCCTGTCCAGCCGATCGGCCAGATCACCAGCCGACGGCGAACACACCACACTCGACCATGACCTGCACACCGCCCGATACGCCGGACGCCACCCCTCGACCGGCAGCAGCATCCACTTCAAATCCACGCAACCAGCAAGGCGGAGCATCAAACGGGCCGCCTCCTCATACACCTCCAACCAATGCACGCTCACCGGCAGACCGACCGAACCTCCACGAACGCCACCACAGCGCTCGCCGATATGGGCCTTGCGTTCGGCGAGCGCGCGGAGTTCCGGGATGGTTTTGGCGAGGCTGCTGGCCTGTCGGCGCATGTGTTTGGCGCAGGTTTTGCAGAGGGTGGTTTGTGCTGGTTCGCCGCATTGTTGGCATTTGTTCATGAGTGATCCCGCTTCCGGCTAGAATGGTGGTTGGTTTCTTGGGGGTTCCGTCCGGATTGGCGGGGCCTCTCTTTTTATTCGCCTTGCTGGGCAATCTTGCTGATGAGCATGCGGCTGATGTTGTTCTCCTCGTCTCGCTGGTCGGCTTGATCGAGCATGTCGGCCGAGTCCTGCATCAGGTGCGCCTGTTTGAGTGCCTTGGATGCTTGGATGGTGGCCATGGTGAGCGCGTGGCTGATCTGGATGTCCTCGCTGCCGCTGAGGGTTTGGAGGCCGGCGAGCGCTTCGCTGATGTGTTTCTGCAGTGCGATGGCCTGGCGGCGGATGGTTTCGGCCGCGTTGAGACGGTTCACGCTTTTGTCGATGTCGTTGCTCATTACTTGTTCTCCTTTGGTTCGTTCGTGGGATTGGCTGGCAGGTTGCCGATTTTCGTGAGGGCTTGGCCAAGCTGGCGCATTGACGGGGCGAGCGCGTCCGGCAGGCCGGTGAAGCCCTGGATGATGGCGTGAATCCGTTCGGCGGTGTCGCTCATCGGACGTCCCTGGTGGCCGTGTCGATGCGCTGTTCGCCGAGGCTGATGTGTTCGATGCCGGCCCGACGGCGGAGGATGAGCGCGCATTCGTCCATGACGTCGAGCTGACGGGACAGCAGGCTGATCGGACAGACGGGCTCGAAGTCAAGCGTGCCGTCCGCGTACCGCTGCAGCATGTCCCTGAGCCTGCCGGCACGAGCGGTCAACTCCCGGTATTCGACACGCATACGGTCCTGGTAGCCGGAGGCCTTGGCGCTCGCAGGTTTCGCTTGGTCGGCGGCCGTGAGCACTTCGATGGCCTGACGGAGGCATCCTTGGCGGATCCATTCCGGTGCGGTCAACCATTCCTCGTGGATGATCTCGGTGGAGTCCTTGCGCAGCGCCAATCTGAGTCCGAACAGGCGTTCGGCCGCAGCTTCGGTTCTCGCGTCGATAGGCGGGAGTGGCGGTTCCAGTGTTTCCTCGCTCATTTCGATTCCTTCCTCTGTTGATTGTGCATGGCCTTCCGGGTCTTGTGCCGCGGCAGCCACACCACCCATCCGGGCAGTTCGGTCCAGATGGTCAGATGCGAGGACGCGGCGTACAGCTTCCACCACCTGCCACAGATGACGCAATGCTCTATCCTCCTGCGCAGGCTGACCTCGTATTGCGACGGACCGATGCCATTGCTCGCGCAAATGAACATCCCGACCGCACTCCGGCACGCATGTGGCGAGCGCCGTTTGTTACGACTGATGCTGTTCATCATTCCGCCTCCTTCTCAAGGATGTAGACGATTGTCGGCGGGGATGATGGCTCATAGCATGTGTTCGGCCCCACCTCGTACTCGCCTTTGCCGCCGAGTCCCGGCAACACGTCGGTGCGCATCACGCTCCATCCGTCGGAAAGCAGACCGGCGAGCGCTTCCGTATTCTGCAGCTTCATCGTGTACACGTTTCCGCTTGCCGCGTACATAACCGGCACTACCTTAAATTTCCTACTCACCGCTCCGTCTCCTTCTGCTCGTCCAACCACTTCTCGAAAAGCCGGTAAATGTCCAGCGAGATGGTTTTGACCGGCTAGAATTTGAGCCGTCGCATGCAGTCGGCGCACACCTCGGTGAATGTCTTCGCCTGACCGCCATAGATGAGGCCCACGGAATAGACAGGACTCGAACACCACCGGCCGCACAAATCGCAGGTGTGCATATCCTGCGTGACCAGCTCGTCACGCTGCGGCAGGAACGGATTCCCCGCACCCCTTTCATCCACGGCTGCGGCGAGCGCCTTCCTGATCTCATCCCTGGCGTAGAGGAAGGCGTTGTGTCGGGTCTGGGCGTAGCTGCCGAAGGGGGTATTGCCGTCCCTTGTCGCGGCGCGGACGGCTTCGAGTTCCTGGTCGATGAGTTTGTTGAGCACGCCGATGGCGATGTCTGCTTCACTGTCTTTCATTGTTGTTCCTTTTCCTTGTCATGTTCCGCCGACCATCTGAGCAGGGCGTTGACGGCGAGTTCGCACGCCTGCCGTTCCTCGTCGTCTTCCGGAGCGATGCATACGGCGCCGCATTGCGACCAGATTTTCACTGTGGTTCCTTGTCCGCGCCGCTCACGTGATCCCAGTCGCAGGACAGGCCGCCTTGCTTCTCCCATGCGTAGACGACACAGTCCACTTTTCGCGTGTCCTGCAATGTGATGACGCATTCGTAGAAGCCGTGGGTGGTGCCTCCGTCGGTGCATCGCGAGTCGATGGGTTTGACCGCATGCGCCGGCGTGGATGCTTTGGCCATGCCGCCGCATCCGGCGAGCGCCGTGCAGAGGGCGAGGGTGATGGTGGTAAGGGCGGCGCAGATGGTGTTTCTCATTGTTCGTTCCTTTGATAGTGGCTGGCGTGGTAGTTCCAGAGGCGGATGGCTTTGTTGAGGCTTCTGCCGTCGACGTGGAGAATGCATTTGTGCCGGCAGTTGGGGCAGATGCAGCCGTAGATAGTGTTGTCCGGTTTGCGTGTGCGGAGTTTGTAGATGGCGCCGAGGGTCAGGATGAGCGGCCGGGACTTGCGGCATGCCGGGCAGGGTGCGGGTCTGCGCCATTTGCGTGGGTTGGTGGCGATTCTGACGGTGTGCATTTCATTCCTTTCCGTAGATGGCGAGGCTTCGTATGCCGTCGCCCATGCTGTTGGAACATGTGTTCGGATCGTGGTCGATGATGTCGTTTCCGATGCCTTGGAAGCGGAGGCTGGCGGTGCCGTCCGGATGTCGGATGAGTTCGAGCCGGCCGTCGATGATGACGTCCTGGTCTGTTTGGGCGATGCAGCGGCGGCCGATCAGGATGGCCGGGTCGGCCGACCGCCATTTATGCAGCGGGACGTTGACGCTCACCGCGGCTCCTCGCCTTCGTTTCCGCCTTGGGCGTCCTTTCCGGCCGCGTCGTAGCCTTCGTCGTACACGTCGTCGAGCAGCGTCTGGAACTCGGGAGAGTCGAAGAACGTGCTGATGGCGTCCTTGGCCACGCGCCTCCATGGCTCTTTGCCCTCCATGGGCATCTCGTTCCATGGGCGTGGATGGCGGGCCCCGTTGCTATACCAGCGCAGGTAGATGGCCTCGGCCACCTTGTTCTGCGTCTCCAGACCGATCGGAATGGTCTCCTGGTCTGCCATGATGGCTCCTTTCAATATGTTTCCGGCGGTTCCGGCGCGGTGCGGTCCGCAATGATGTAGGCGGCGAGCGCGACGCATAGGGTGAGGATGATGAGCACGGCGTGCAGGGCGAGCCATTGGATGGGGATCCAGTGGTGGAGGCCGTAGCCGATGATCGGCCGGATGATGGCGTGTGGCACGAGCAGCAGCGCGGTGAGGACGAACAGCGTGGCGAACCAGTCGCCGACGCGGTTGGAGATGCGGTTGATGGTCTGTTTCATTCCGAGGTTCCTTTCATTGTTGGTACGGTTCATGGCCTGTTGGCCATCCAGCCGATCAGGATGGCGGCGCACAGGAGGATCACTGCTGCGATGCTCATCACCACTTCCCTTTCAGGAGTTCGCGGTACCTCCTGTAGTCGTTGATGTCGCGTTGGATGCAGTCGCGTACTCTGTGTGGGCTTTGGTGGTCCTTGTATAGGTCTTCCGGGCATTGCAGGAATGTGAGGTAGCGGCGGAGCGCGGTCAAGTCGAACTTTCGATAGCTCAGCCATGCGCTTGGCCGCAGGTTCAGCCGTGCCAGAAAAGCCATGTCGAAGTCCACGTTTGTTCCCGCTGGGATGAGCGTGAACCGCTGCGAGAGCGAGTCAAGATATTCCTCGACCGCGTTGGCCACGGCGCCGATGCTGTCATTGCGAAACGAACTATTCAGCAGCTCGAACAGGAGTCCGTTGTCGGTGTGCATCGAAAACGCCACAGGACTCATATCCAGCAGGTCCAGGCTGGCCGGACGGATGATGCGCGTCAGCGATCCGAACGATTGTTCGCCCAACACGTCGGTGCATTCCATGCCGACTTCCAGCGGGAGGGACGATGCCCTATCGATGCCGGTTGTCTCGAAGTCCAACCACAGGAGCGCGTCGGGCTTGGCCGCTTCTTCGTTCATTGTTGGTTTCCTTTCGTCTGGAGGAGGATGATTTCAGTCTGGGTGAGCGTGATGGCTGTCCCGTCCTGGTTGAGCCGGAGCCATCGGCCTCGCCAGTCGAACACCGGCACATCACGCGGATCCGCGCCGAACGGCACGATTAATCCCAGTCGCTCCGCCTCGGCCACATGCTGGTGGACCCACCCATGGCAGCCGGTCGTGCCCGAACCGCACAGCTCGACGATGTTGGCCGGACTGTGCCTCACATCCGGATCCGCCGCCCGCCGCAACTGACGGTGATGGCCGGAGCGTCCAGGCCAGCATGACGGGTCATGGATGTTCGTCCCACAGCGCAGGCAATGCCAACCCTGACGCTCCAAAGCAGCACGCTTCGAATCAGCAAACTCACTCACAACGCACCCCCTCCTGCATCAGACCGTCGACCATCACCAAACACGAAGTGCAATTGGCCCTCAACCCGGCCGCCAACGCCACGATGCCGTCATCCGCCCTGCCACCGGCGAGCGCTCGCAGTTCGATTGTGCTGGCGGTCTGGGCGGTGTCGGTGAGGAGTTGGGCGAGTCTTTCGAGTTGTTCCCTGGTCATTGGTTGTTCTCCTCGTCTTCTTCGTTTTCGTCGGAGTCGGCTTCGCTGATGGCGGCGATGAGCTGGTCGAGGTGGCTGGTTTCGTCGTCGGTGGGCGTGTAGCCGAGGTCTTGGAGGATCTGGTAGTAGCCGGGGATGCGACGGCTGATGTCGTTGGCGATGGTCCAGTCGGTCGGGTCGATGAACCATTCGATGCGTGCGGCGAGGATTTGCACCGCCCAGACCGCCCAGTCGGGTTCGTCGAGGTGGTAGCGGAGTTCGGCGAGCGCCCGTTCCGGTTCGATGCCGCTGATGGTGGTGAATTGTTCGCCACCGCATGCGGCGTCGTTCCATGTGCTCAGCGCCTGCGTGTAGCCCTGCGGGTCCGGGTCGATGATCTGCAGGAGTCCGAGCCGGGCCGTGGTCTCGATGAGCTTGTCGCGTTTGATGCCGTGGAGATGGCCGTGGAGCCATGCCATGCGCTTGTCCGCAGATGCGGCGGCGTATTCCTCGAGCGCGTGCCGACGGGCGTCGCGTTCGGCTTGTTCGGCGGCGCGTCGGGCTTCCTTTTCGGCGTCGGCGGTCTTGTCACGGCGGGTCCAGAGGTAGACCTGCTGCGAGACCGTGTGGATGGATACGGCTGCGGGGTTCAGTTCGCGGATCTTCTCGATGACTTCTTCGGGGGTGCCGGTGGAGGGGAACATGCAGCCGGCGTATCGCCATTCCGGGTCGCTGTAGGGCTTTTCGGGGTCGGGGATGAGGTTGATGCCGCTGTCGGACTCCACGAGGAGCGCGGCGACCGATTCGATCCATTGCCGGTCGTTCTCGGCGCGTTCGATGCGGCGGAGGATGTAGTCGAAGTTCGAGGTGCCGGCCGCCTGCGCGAGCTCCTTCTGCCTGTCCGGCTGGCCGTCATATCGCGCTATGGCCACGAGCTGACCGATGGAGATCTGGCCGAAATCGTCGCGGGATGCTCTGACCTCGGTCTTGATGCTGGCGGCCTTGACGCGGTCACGCACATAGTCGCCGCTTCGGCCGAGCCTGTGCGCGACGGCGGCGGTAGTGGCTCCGAGGTCGAGCATGCCCTGGATGGCGTCAGCCTCCTCCAACACGGTGAGCTGTTCGCGCTGGCAGTTCTCGGTGACCATGGCCTCCAACTGCTGCAACGGGCCGAGCTGGAGCACGAAGCATGGGACAGCTACGATTCCGGCATATTTGCATGCGGCGAGCCTGCGGTGGCCGGCGATGACCCTGTAGCGCTCGCCGTTGGGTACGACGCTGAGGGGCGTGAGGAGGCCGTTGGTTTTGATGCTGGCGGCGAGGTCGGTCACGTCGCCGATGTTTTTGCGTGGATTGTCGGGGTGGGGGTCAATCAGGCTCGTGTTGATGAGCTTGATTTCGTTGCTTTGGTAGCTGCTCATTGCTTCTCCTTGCTGGTTTCTTGGTTGTTGAGTTCGTCGGCGCATGCCTGGCATGCCTGCCACCATTCGCTTGGGTTGCCGTTGCGGAGACTGCCGGTGTGGTCGTATGCGTCCTCGTGTGGATCCATGAGCTGGTGGACGTGTTCGCAGTTCCAGGTGTGCTTGTGCTGGCGTGCGGGTGTGATGGGTTCCGGCGCCCATGTCTCCCACTGGTCGCGGAGCCATGTGTTGAGTCGTGGGATGTGGCCGCTGCGGATTTGGCCGTCGTTGACGGCGCGCTTGTAGCGGCGGAGCGCGGTCTGGAGTCGGCCGAGTTCGACGGGGTTTCCGGCGATGGCCGCGTACAGGCTTCGTGCTTCGGTTTCGGTCTTGCGGCCTTTCGCGCCGACGGATCCGGGATAGGCTTCGGCGAAACGGTCGAAGCCGGCGTCCGGCGTATCGGTTTGCTTCGAGGTGCTGGCGGGAGGGGTCGGAGAGGGTATATCGGTATAGGTATTGGTTTTATGCCATGTTTTTGCTTGGCTGTCCTCTAGCAAGTTGCTAGACGTTTCGCTACCTGTCTCGCCACTGTTTTGCTCTCCGTTCGCTTGGCTGTTTGCTAGCAAGTCGCCAGACGTTTGCTTGGCTTTCTGGTTGGCCGCCTTGCGGCGTCCTCCCTTGCTTCCGGCCTTGCGGCGCGCCTCGCGCTGCTCTTCGGTCAGCGTCTTCGGCTCCCTGCATATGCCTTCGGCGTAGACGGGGCGCCAGCCGCCGTCGTACTCCTCCATGAGGCCGGAGTCGATGAGCTGCTGGAGCTGTTTCATGGTGCCGCCGGCGTCCTTGAGGTCGAGCTTGTCGAAGTGGCCGGGGTATGCGGCCGGGTCCTTGGCCTGCATCGAGATGCCTTTGGAGTGGATGACGCACAGCTTGACCCACAGGCCCACGGTGGCGAGCGGCAGGCGGCGGATGCGCCTGTCGTCGGCCATCTGGTCGTCGACAATAAACCACATATCTCTCTTGCTCCTTCCGTGGTTCAGTCGATCTCGCCGGTGTCCGGATCGACGGTCGCCTCCACGTCGCCGCCGTCCATGTCGAGGCTGCGGCGCAGATCGTCGATGAGGATCATCTGCCGTGACGTGGCCGGCTTCGCGCACATGTTCTCCATGGCCAGGCCGGCGTCGAGGATGCGCTGCGCGAGGTCCGCGCAGTCGTACACGGCTTCGGTAATGGCATGGATGCCGCCCCACTTCTCCACGTGCTCCTTCTTGGTGTTGGTGTCCATGACGCTCCGGCACGCCTTGAGCACGACGGCCGCGGCCTTGGTGACCTGCTGCGTCTTGCCGATGAGGTCGATGAGCGTGTCCGGTGTCGCTTCCTGCGGGATGAGCGCCTGCTGTTCGGTGGCTTTCATTGCTGCTCCTTGTCCTTAAAAGTCCGGTTCACCGTTGGCCTTGCCGAATTCGCCGAATGATGATTGACCGTTGGTCGGCGCACTCCACGGATCGTCGGCAGGCGGAGCCGGTTGCGTGGCCTGTTGCGGCTGATGCGGCTGTTGGCTCCATCCACCGGCGCCGGTGTTGACGGTCGTTGGCTGTGGCGAGGCAGGATTGCCGTAGACGGGGCTGCCTTGATGGGATATTTTGCTGACCTGCGCGGTGGCATATCTCAGACTCGGGCCGATTTCGTCCACTCGAAGCTCGATTACCGTGCGGTTCGAGCCGTCCTGTGCCTGATACGAACGCTGCTGGAGTCTGCCCTGGGCGATGACACGCATACCCTTGGCCAAGGAGCGGGCGCAATGATGAGCGAGGTCATTCCACGCCGAGCAACGCATGAAGAGCGTCGGACCATCCTCGTACTGGTTGGACTGCCTGTTGAAATTGCGGGTGGTGGCCGCGATGGTAAAGCTGGCGACCTGCGCGCCATTGCCGACGGTCCGGATCTCGGGGTCCGCTGTGATATTGCCGACGATGGTGATGACGATCTCTCCAATGGCCATGTCAAGCTCCCTTCACGCATCCGGCCGGCTCGGGACCGAGCTGGCTGGGGTCCTTGGCCTTCCATGCGCATTTCGCGCGGAGGCATCCGGCCTCGCGGTCGATAACTATCTCGCCGAAGCGCGCAGGGGCAACCATGGTGAGGTTCCAGCCCCTGTCGCGGTTGAGTGCGCTGATGGTCTCGTACAGTTCGCCGATCAGTTCGGCGGACGTCATGCCGACGCTGGCGGGTGTGAGCGGCCATTCGAACCACTTCTCGCCTTCCGGCCTGCTTGGTGTTTTGCTTGGCAACGTTTGCCTCCTTTGGATTGATGTCGTGCCGGGGCGCGGATTCGAACCGCGCATCCATCCGCCGACGTGACCTCAGCACGCCGATCCATGGCGCCCGCATCCTGTCGCGGGCCCCGGCGAAGGCCGGACGGGAGGAGAAGAGAGAAGATGACACGTCCGGCTGGTTTTAACGTCTTTTCCTTGACGCGCGGGCGGTTCCGGCATGGCCGCGCATGACGAACCACGTCCATGCCGCAATGTGTGCGGAACCGTCCAAGTCCTTCACTGCCGTTGCTCGTCCAGCCAGCGCGCGAAGCGGGGGTCGGAGCACAGGCGACGCATGATGACGGCCGTCGGGATGAGCACCGCGAACGGCGCGGCGATGAGATGTTCGATCGGGTGCGTGCACGCCGGCGTGCAATACAGCACCCACATGGCCAGTAGCCACACCGCGAACAGCAGCTGGCGCAGAATGATGCGGGCAAGAGCTTTCATCGTTTTGCCTCCGCTTTAGAATCAGTGGAATGGACATCAATGTGGTCACCAGCGTCGTTGGCGCCATCACGGGATTGGTTGGCGGTGTCGCCGGATGTGTCGCCTTGTTCCAAACGCATGCTGGAAACAAGCTCGCCAAGGACGCCAACGACTCGGCGGAAGAAGCCAACGGGATCGCCGCCGACTCGAAGGGGATCGCCGAACACGCCAACGACCTTGCCGGCAAAGCGAACGAGATAGCTGCAGACGCGAACGCGATCAGCCAACGGGCGTTGGCAGTCACCGCCGACCAGACGGTTTACAAGTGGAGGGTCGAGTACGATGGAGAAACTTCCACCGTCTTCCTTGTCAACGATTGCGGCAACATCGCACGAGACGTTCATGTGTTCGTCCGCTTTGAAGACCAGACCATTGCGCAGGCGCGCGTCGACAAGACAATGCCGTTCTGCGAGATCGCGCTCGAAAGCGAGTTCTTCTCTAAGCAGATAATCAAAGACCAATCCGAGATCGACGCCATCAACTCCGGAAACGGCTTCTTCTTTGCCGGCATCGGAACATGCCGCGTCACTGTACACGTCACATACACCACCGAACTGGGCAGCAGACGCAACACTGAGATCGAGCAGTGCCTGACCGACGGCCAAAGGCATTGATTCCATCACAGCTCCTTGTTGATGGTGTCGATGACGATGTCCACGAGGTCGGCCACATCGATGTCGATGAATCCGACGATGTGACCGAGTGAACGCCTTGCTTCGATGTCGTCCCACCCGCCGGCATAGGCCGGACGGATGGCGTCGCCCTCGTCCTCAAATTCCCTGAATATCGCTTCGACACAGGCTTTGCGGATGTCGTTCATTTGCTCTCCTTTTCTTCCCATGGGTCAGGCCACGTGGTATCGGTACGCCAGTCGTTGTCGGTCATCACGCACCCACCTCTTCCTCGTATTCGGCCGTGCACTGGTACAGGTGTTGCGCGAAATAGGCGATCATCTGCTCCTTCGGATACATGACGATTCGTCCCACCTTCACGAACTTCGGGCCGATGCCCGCGCTACGCCAGTACGCCAGGGTGCCTTCCTTGATGCCGCAGTTGTCCGCGATGTCCTTCGTTGTGTTCATCGGCTTCAACGCCGCCGCCAATGCGGCGAACACCTCTTTGTCATCCATCACGCGCCCGCTCCTTTCATGCGTTGGTAAGCGCCGATTGCTTTTCCGACGTGTTTCGTTTGAGGGCCTTCCTGCCGAGTGGGAGAATGAGCAGACCCGCGCAAAGAAGGGAGGTGAGAATATGAGCAATGGATCCGATTTCGCGAAGGCGAGCGCCGTGTTCGGGAAGGCCGCCGAAACGTCCGATCCCGACGAGAGGATGAGAACCCTGTGCCAAGGGCTTTCCCTCCTCGCCAAGGGATTCGATTCGATGGATGCTTCCATGGCATCCGCCGCCTACTGTCTCGACGTGCTCTCGGATAAGTTCTGAACGGAGTTCCTGTATCTCCGTGCTTAGTCGGTCCGCGGCCTGATTGATGTGCTCGAGAATCGAGCCCATGACTTCGGTCGTCATGTCGCGGGCCGACAACTGCCGTCCGACCTCGATGCCGATTCCTCGCAGGTCAAGGCTGGACAGGTGGCTCCTCTTGTCGCCGCCCACTGTTCCGATAACCGTTCGAACTGGTTCCTCGCGGACGGCTTTCCTTATCGCGCCCAGCATCGCCGGGTGCAGGCGTTCGAACTCCTCAACGGAAATCGGGTTCGTGGATTCGTCCGGCGTCTCGGCCGGAATGTTGATGCTCATTTCGGATTCTCCTTAGAATCGTTTTCATGATTGATTGGTTTTCACAGCACGGCGTCGAATTCGCCGCATTTGTTCTCACGCTCGTCGTGACGATCGTTGGATGGGTTCTCGAGCACAGAAGCTCGAAGGAGCAGAACAAGGAGCGCGAGGATGACATCAGGCTCCTGCGTGAGCAGCTGGACAGTCTGCAGAGACAGGCGACCACTTTGGAGGAGCAGACCGCCATGCAGCGCGCCGATCATGACAAGCCGCCGTTCTCCGACGCGGAATGGGTTCGGGGCTCGATCCGGCGCGTCCGCATCGAGGGATCACGCAACGTGCATGTGGAGTCGGCTACACCACTGGAGGATGCAACAACGTTCCGATTGAAGACGCGATTACCTGACGATTTCGTACCAACCGAGACCATCGAATATGTGGTCAACGGGCCAATACCAGTCGTCTTCCTGTGGCGATGGGCCGACGAGCCGAATATACCGTTGCGCAAGGTGCGCAAAGTGGCGTATAAGCCGGAGTGACGCTTCCTTCGCGCGAGCTGCCACCCAGCATTGATTCCATTGAGATAGGTCCACGCGTCATCGAATCGGTATGGTCCTGAGTTTGACGTGCAGGTGAGCACGTCATAGTAGCCGGCCTGCTTCACGTCATCGATCCAGTATTCGGATGGAAGCACATCAAGGCATGGCCCTCCGTCCGCTTCGATGGCGCGGCATTTCCAGATGAGACGCTTGAAATCGCCCGCGCTTCCCGGCTCTTTCGGAATGCTCTTGTTCATCCCCGTGCAGCCGTTGCCGAAGTCGACCCGTTCGATAGGTTCGCCTGGTGTCCATTCGCGGACATCGGATCTCTTCATCTTCCTCATTTCGGATTCTCCTTTCGATTCATTCGTCGGCGAGCGCCTGATTCTGTTCTTTGAATTGAGGCGGAAGGAAGGTGCTTGGCGCTTCTCCTGTTGCCTCAGACAGGGCGATGACTGTATCGAGTGTCACGGCTCGGTATCCCTTCAGCATGCTGTTGAGTGTGCTGTATGGGATTCCGCATTTTTCCGACACGGCTCGTTTTGTCATACCCTTGTTTTTAATGATTTTTTCGGCGTTGTGACCAAACCACGTTTGTAGACTAACGTTTCTCATGTGAGTAACGTTAATATATGAATAAGAGTCCGTCAACTTCGGCGTTTCTCATTTGGATAACAAATAACTATATGCGGAATTGGCGTTACTCAAATCGAGTAATATAATGCTTACATGAGTGATAACAGAGAATATCGGAGCCGACGTTTTGCACAGCTAGTAGGGCTCGAGCTAAAAGGTGAATTCGCAAAACATTCCATTTCGCAGACGAAAGTCGCTGAGATTCTTGGACATTCCAAGGGTGGGTATTCCAAATGGATCAACGCGAAGCCGTCCATGCCACTTGAGGCGTTCTTGAATACGTGCGAGTTGATTGAGGCAGACCCTAAAGCGGTTATTGACGCCTCGTATAAAAGGCTGCTCGATGAACTTGGTACACCAGATGAATACCGCGAGCGCCAAAACCAGATCACCGATGATCTGGTGGATCGTATCGCTTCCCGTCCGGAGGATTTCGGTGTGGCTGCCAACGACGATCCGAACAAGGCACTCGAAGCGGAAACGCCAAGAGATTGAATTTTTAATGCAAATCAACCAAGGAAAGAAGGAAACCATGTACAGGAAGACAATCGCAACGGCCGTCGCCGGTCTGCTCATTCTCGGGCTTGGCGCATGCGGCAACGCCAGTGACGCCAAAACCGCCGACGCCGGCAGCACGAGCCAATCGCAGACGACGAAGAAGCCGGCAGAGAAGAAGCCGGTAGAACAGCCTGCGGATCTGACCGGCACGTGGAAGCAGACCAACTCCGGCAGCACGGATTCCTGGATGGAGGCCGAGATCACGGCCGACACGATCACCATCCAGTGGGTCAGCGACAACGGCGATACGAAGAGCCTGTATTGGAAGGGCTCCTACAGCGCACCCGACAAGGCCGGCGACTGGAAATGGACGAGCCAGGGAGACACCGCGGCGATGCAGGCGTCCCTGCTCGGCTCGCAGGACGCCACCAAGGACTTCACCTACACCAAGGCGGACGGCGTCAGCTGGGAGACCACCGCGATGGGCACCACCACAGTGGTGAAGACCGCCAAGCAGTGAACGACGCCACATTGACGTCCTGGTCGAAAACACTGGGCGTGCGCGTGGAGGAACGCCGGCTGGCCGGAGACAGGTGCGGACTCTACTACGATCCGCTCCGCCTCATCATCATCGACGAACGGCTGGCCGGATTCCAACGCCGCTGCACCTTGTGCCACGAGCTCATCCATGCCAGACACCACGACCCCGGCTGTGGCAGCCAATACGGAATCAAATACGAGCGCCGTTGCCGCAGGGAGACCGCGTTGGCGTTGATCAGTCCGGTGGATTACGGCATGGCCGAGGAGATCTACGGGGGCGAGGCGTGGCCGATGGCGGTCGAATTGGGTGTGACGGTGCAGGTGCTGATGGACTACCGGCAGCTGCTTCATGATTCCGGCGTGTGCATGCAATAGTTATACGTCTTTATACGTGCTTATAGAGCCTTATACCCCTTCGGATTCCTTATAAAAAATGACCCCGGCCACCCGCATACCGCGAGCGCCGGGGTGAAAAACATGTGGGAAGAAGCGCCATGAAAGTGACCATTGATGATCTGTGGCTCAAGAATGACGATGATAGCAATCCGCCGAGTCGCGCGGCCAAACGCTCTTTGGCCAACTCACGCGATCCGATGAAGGCCAATGTGCCTGAGAAGTGGCGTAAAAGCCGTTATGGAGTCGGGATGCGCTGGCGTTGTCATTGGACCATCGTCAAGGACGGTAGACGTGTGCAGAGGGTGAAGCAGTTCGCCAGGCTCGCCGAAGCGCAGGAATATGCCGCGGCCATGGAGGACGACATCAGGCGGGGACGCTACCGCGATCCTCGTCAGGAGCTTCGTGTCCTGGATGACGTGGCCGGCGAATGGCTCGCGTCGAAGGTTGATCTGAAACCCGGCACCGCAGGCCGGTATGCGAGGGAGCTGCGCCTGTACATCCTGCCCAAATGGGGTGGCATGACGTTGCGGGAGCTGCGCCCTGACATGCTGCAGGAGTGGGTCGGCCAGCTCATGGACGGTGGTTATCCGGCCGCGTTGCCGGACGGGCGTGATTCGAAGCCGCTGAGCGCGAGAAGCATCCGCAATATCATGAAAGTCGTCCTCAAGGGCATCTTTGACTACGCCGTCTCGAACGGGTGGATCGGTGAGAATCCTGTGGACAGGGTCACCGTGCCGAAGATCGTCTCCGACGACGACATGGTGTTCCTCTCGGTCCGCGAGGTCGAGTTGCTCGCGGACGAGGCGGAGAGGATCGGGAAGCCGGTGGACGGTCTGCTGGTCAGATGGCAGGCCTATACGGGATGCCGCATAGGCGAATCGCTTGCCCTCAAGGTCGGTGACGTGGACGCGGACAGGCGGCGCGCCAGGATAGGCCGCACATGGACTGACGACGGGCACGGCGGCAGCATGCTCGGCACCCCGAAGAACGGCAAGGCCCGCAACATCGCGATACCACGGTTCCTCATGCCGCAGATCAAGGCGCAGATGGATGGCATGGGTGATGACGACTGGCTGTTCCGTGCCACCCGTGGCGGGAACGTCTGGACGAACACGTGGCGGACAAGGATATGGAACAAGGCCGTCAAAGCGGCCGGCATGGAGGACGCTGGCGTGACCATACACAGTCTGCGCCACACATACGCGAGCTTCGCGATCGCCCAGGGCGCGGACGTGAAGACCCTGCAGATGCAGCTCGGCCACTCCTCTCCCAGCATCACATTGAACACCTACACGACGCTCTGGCCGGAACGATTGGACGACGTGGCCGACGCGATCGGAGCCCTCCGCGAGCGCGAACTCGCGTGAATCGGGCATGGAGGTACCGCGGCGTTTGTATGCATTTGTATGCGGATTGTCTTCGACTGAAAAAATAAGCCCTTGAAAACCTAATGTTTCCAAGGGCTCCGGTCGGGCTGACAGGATTTGAACCTGCGACATTCTGCTCCCAAAGCAGACGC